TTATCACAATCTCCAAGATCCAGAATTTCGAGAATTTCATCTTGAGTATATTGATAACATAAATCAAATATATAAATTATTATGTGCAGAATTAAAGATCCTTCAAGATTCAAAACTCCAATTTTACGATAGAAAAACATTTATAAAATTTAGAGATTATAAACTTCTAGTTTATGAATATGAAAAATATACTGATAAATTTGATTTTTATATATCTTTAGGATTTTATTATAAATTATTAGAATTATTAGAACCAGAAAATAAAAAATTATTAGATAGTAATAATATGAAAAGGGTAAAATTAAATGAATGTAGGTAATAACGAAACAACAAAACCAGCACCGAAAAGATCGGGCGGACATCCAACAAAGTACCAGCCTGAATATTGCGAAACTCTCATTGAACACTTGGGGGCTGGCTATAGCTTTGAAAGCTTTGCAGGACTATTGAGAGTGAATAAGTCCACGATTTACAATTGGCTTGTTTTATATCCAGAGTTTAAGGAAGCGAAAGAAGTAGCGGACGGATTATCTAGGCTTTGGGCTGAAACTCAACTAAAGTTACAAGTGCAAGGCGATGCTAAAGCAAATCCTATTCCGTTAATCTTTTTTTTAAAGAACAGGTTCCCAAATGAGTGGCGAGATCGCAAAGAAATTGACCTTAAAAAAGATGATGAAAATAAGAGCAATAATTTAACGCTTGACCAACAACTAGCCCAAATCGAGGCTATGAGAGCGCACTTATTAGAGCTTAAATCGAGAGAGCAAGGGACTGATACACTAACAATTTGTACTAGTTCAACGGTAGATAATGAGTGATTTTATTGCCATATTTTCGGGCGTAAAAACTCAGTTATGATAACTAGCATTATGGTGGGTGAGTTTGGGTAACAATTTCGCCTAGTTGTATAGCAGTTCGAGAGGAGCTTAAGGTGTGAACTAATACGCAAAGCTTAGTATATAGGGGTACCCCGTCAATTTCATGAGCGGGGGGTCGACTTCCAAAACTGCCTACCCCCGCCACAATAAATGCAAATCGTATATATTTAATGATTACTTGAATAATTATATTACAGTTTACGATCACTAAAATTTGAAAGCTCAGAAAATAAATTAATTTTATCTTTATCTTTAGCTATCTCTAATATACGTAATCGAAAGTTAAAAATATGTTGAACAATTATATTTATTTTTGACGCAAGAAAGATTGTTAAATATTTAGAAGCCAAGCAATGATCATTAACGAGTCCTTTTTGAACACTATCTGGCGGTGAACTAATGCGCTCGCTAGAATGAATTGCGCCTGTATACAATCGATATTTCATTAGTTGAGTAAAATTATTTTTCTCGATTAAATTTTTTCCATTGATTTCGATTTTGTCCCTTTGATCAGTAAAATTTTTATTTATTTTATTTACAAGCTCAATATAAAATTTTTCAAATTCTTTATCATCGCCAAATACTTTAATTACATCTTTTTTTAAATCTTTAAAATAAAAGAGTTCATTTTTTGCTAAAAATTGTCTAACTCGTGTTAATAAACTTTCAAGATGATATTCATCAAAGTTGAAAGTTAATTTGAACTTTCCATTTTCAATGATATTTAAATTTAAAGTTCCACCATTTTTATGGGCTATAATAAATGGATGTTTTTCAAGATTAGAACAAAATATAAAAAACTCTCGTACTCGTTCAATTGAGTTAGGTATAAATAATTTTTTTTTCTTGCATGGACATACAATCATACAAAACCTCATAGAAAAAATTGTTTTGATAACTGGATTGTTACCATTTGAAATATAAACAATTAAAAATATTTGTCAAAATAAGTAATTAGTTAGATTGCTGTAATAGTGTGCGAACTGTATTCGTGTATAATATATTACGACAAATTTTTGAGTAATATAAAAATACTTATCAAATAATCCCATACAACTATTTACAATTTAATATACATGAGTTAAGGTAACAAAGAATTATTTTTAAATAGGGGTATTAAAATGACTGATTTTATTAAATTGCCAGCTAATGATGAATGTTTCACATATATAAATTTAGATAAAACTATTTCTTTTCAATTTAACAAAGATAAATTAGAGGTACTCGTGCTACATGCAAATGGTAATGTTCAAATTAAATCTACAAATTTAGATATCTTTGAAGAAATTAAAAAGATAATTAATCGAGAAATGGAAAAAAGAATGCTTCCTTAATGCAGATTTTAATAATAATTCTTAGGAGAGAAGAATGCTTAAAGAACAAATATCGTTTTTAGATAAAAAGTTTCCTTACCTTAATAACACTAGTAAAATTAAAATGTTGAAAAATATTAACGAAGAAAGTAAAAAATTATATAGTTTAGTTGATAATAAAATTATAGAAATGCCGATATATTCAGATGCTAAAAATAAAATAGTTAATTATTTATATAATGTTTTAAGTGAAGACGGCAAGAACCAAGTCGAAAAATTTTCAGAAATTTATCAAGATGAATTTAATAAAATTACTTTTGATATAGCTGTTAATTTTGATGAAAAAAGAGATTTTGAAATATTTACACTACCACACGCTTATTTTGTTGTTGCAATGAGCAATAAAGAACGAGAATTTTATCTAAAAATACTAGAAAAATTAAGTGAAATAAGAAGTCAATTTTATTATATCCTTATTGATTATTCTGCAAAGTTAGTTTTTAAAATAAAAGCAAATGAGCGGGTTGAATTCAAGTTTGAAAATTGCATTAAAATAATACATGAAAGTAAGAAAAAATTTAAACTTAATGATTACGAATTTGATATGAAAAGTATATTTAAATAATGAATTTATGAAGTTGTTTTAAGAGTAGTTTAATGCTAATAAAAATTTAAGGTGATTATTTTTTGATTTTTGATACAGACCGAAAGCTGGAAATAATCACGCCCAAATAAAAAAAGGAGGCACTATTGCCTCCCCGTGATCTTGCTTAGTAGTTTTCAAATTTTAAAATTTCTCTCCCCTAAAGTCAAATGTTACTTTGCTGTAATTTTAATCAAATCATGGTTACTTTAACTTAGCCATGAATAAAAGATGTGGATAACCTGTGGATAACTCCCAATTGTAAAAAAAATAATAAATGCAATTTGTATTTTTAATATAGTTATTAATTATTTTAAATATTATCTATTGCTATTTACTGCGAAAACATGCTGAAAATAAAGCTGGAGGTATGTTTTTGTATAATTTTAGCGATATTCAAAAAGAAATAGATAGCCTGCAATTAATGCATAAGCGAAAAGATTTTGCGGCAATGGTGAAAAATACTGTCCCAAAATATAAAGATGCTCCTTATTTAAATTATTTATTTAAAGAATTGACTTTATTTTATTATGATTTGTTAGCTGGAAAATCCCCGCGTTTAATCGTGAATATGCCACCACGTCATCTTAAAAGTGAATCCATAACAGTTCGTTTTGGTTTGTTTTGTGCATTAAACAACCCTCTATTTGAAGTGATCGCGGCTTCCGCCAATCAAGAGCTTGCGAATAAATTTTCGCGTGCTGCTCGTGATGTTGTGCTTGAGAAATATATACAAGATACATATAATATAGGCATTGCAAATAATAATAAATCAATTGAACATTGGGGACTAACAAATAAAGCAAATTACAAAGCCGTAGGAATGGATGGGACAACAACGGGTTTTGGTGCTGACTTATTAATAATTGATGACCCTATCCGCTCACCCAAAGACGCAAATTCAAAAAAATTAAAGGACGATCAATACGAATGGTTCGATGCAGTAGCAGATACTCGTTTGTCTCCTGAAAGTGGAATTATTATTGTGTTAACCCGCTGGGCAGAAGATGATCTTGCGGGTAGATTAATTGCAAAATTTCCTGACGATTGGAAAGTTATCAAATTTAAAGCTATTGCGGATAAAGACGAACCTTTCAGAAAAGCGGGAGAAGTTCTACACCCGCAACGATATTCGCTCGAAAGAATGCTTAAAACAAAATCAAGAAAATTACCTCACATTTGGGCAGCGTTATACGAGCAAGAGCCGAGAGTAAAACAGGGTAATTTATTTAAATTAGAACATTTTAAAAACAAATATTATCCAGCAGAATTGCCGCAAAAATTTGATTTAATAATATCATCATGGGATTTTCCATTTTCAAAAAAATCAGATTCAGATTTTGTTGCTGGCGTAGTTTTAGGAATCAAAGAAAAAGTAATTTATTTAATTGATGTAATAAATAAAAGGTTAGGCTTTAAAGAAACAGTCCAAGCAGTTTTAGATAATTATAATAAATATAAAGTGAATACAGTTGTTATTGAAGCAAGAGCAAATGGCGAGGCTGTGGCTGATTGTATCAAAGATATTGTTATGGCGTATAAATTAGTACATCCCTGTGAAGATAAAATAACACGAGCGAATGCAATAACTCCAGTTTTAGAATCTAATAAAATATTTTTTCCAATAGAAGAAAATGCTAGTTTTTGGAGTGAGTTTAACAATCAATTACTAGGTTTTCCTCGTGCTCCTAATGATGATATTGTGGACGCATTTACGCAAGGTGTTTCGTATTTAATAGAAAAAAGTTTTGAAGATCAGGATATCAATGATGTTGATTTTAACGCTGATCATATGCTTTATAAGAGTGAATTTAGACTATGGGCGTAAAGAAATTAAGTAATACAAGTAATGAAATGATTGAGATTGGAGACACTGGTTCGTTACGTAATTCTGGATATACATTTGAGGAATTTGTACCTGAGTTACGTAGCAGAAATGGCGCTGAAATATTTGATGAAATGAGAAAAAACGACGCAACAATTAACGGCGTTTTGACTCTCATGAATCAATTATTTTACAATGTTTCTTGGAAATATTCGACTGATTGCGTTGATAATGATTTAGAAAAAAGAGGAATAATCGTTGAACAAATGCTCAATGATATGGAAAAAACTTTTACTCAGACAATGAATGATGCGCTTACATTTTTACCGCATGGTTACAGTTTGTTAGAAATTGTTTGGAAGCAAAGACTAGGGCTACATACTGATCGTAGGTTTTATTCTAAACATAATTATCGAGATGGCCTTTGGGCGCCGCGTAAAATTCCTTTAAGGTCACAAAAAACAATAATCAAATGGGCGTTTGATCCTACGGGGACACCAATTGGCGCTTTCCAGCGGATCCCATCAAGTGGGCGTGAGGTTTTTATTCCCATCGAAAGATTATTACATTTTAGAACAACAACAGAATGTGATTTACCTGAAGGCATTTCTATTCTTCGGGGCTGTTACGAGAGTTACGAAACCGTAAAAAAAATAAGACGAATTGAAGCCATTTCGATTGAGCGAGATCTTGCTGGTATTCCTGTTGTTTACGCTCCCGCTAGCATTATGAGTAAAAAAACAGATGAAAATAAAAGACAATACGATAATTTAGCAAGCCAAATAGTAAATATAAGAAACAACACGCAAGCGGGTATTTTGTTACCTTCTAATATATATGAAGGAACAAATCATCGCCAATTTCAATTTGATCTGGTTAAAGCGGCAGGACAAAAACAAATTGATACAAATACAATTATAGAACGATACGAAGCAAATATTGCAATTCAATTATTAGCTGATTTTATGTATATGGGAGCTAAAAAAGCAGGTGGTACTTATAACCTAGCCGAAGTTAAAATCAAACTATTTGCTCAATCATTAAATTATTATTTAGATGTTGTACAAGATGTTATTAACGATAGTCTGATCAGACAAATATATATTATGAACAACTGGCCGTTGGAAAATATGGTCAAAATAAAACATGGAAATATTGATACAATCGATTTTGAAATATTTGCAAAATCGATAATGGAACTCGTGCAATGTGGGGCTTTAACTCCTGATCATACACTCGAAAAAGAAATACGCGAACGTGGTAATATTCCGCAAATTGGTGAGGATATAAGCAATGTTTGAAGTAGAATTTCTGATAAAAAAACTATCGCGTGAATTTAAAAACGTGTTTTTAGATATTGTAAACAGCGTTAATGAAGAAATTGAAATTGACGATTTAATTAAGGCAATAGAAGAAAGAAATTTATCACGAGTTAAAAGAGCTATTAATTTTGAAAAATTTCAGCAAAATTTAAAACAATTTTCTCCTGTAATTTTAAGTACTATAAATACAGCCGCAAATGAAATGGAAAAAACAAAACATATTTTGCTAGATTTAGATAGGGAAGTTAACTTAAGTCAAGTAAAAACTGTAACAAATAAATTAATTACAGGACTCACAGAACAACAAGATAAAATTATAAAAGATATTGTTTATGAAGGCATTGACAGACAGTTATCAGTTAAAACAATTGCTGATAAAATAAAACTAAATATAAATTTAAATGCTCCACAATCTAAAACGTTAAAATCAATTGAAGACAATTTATTAAGTAAAAATACAAATAAAGAAGTTATTAAAAAAATAGTTGAAGAAAAAGCAAAGCAAATGTTGAAGCTCAGAGCTGAAACTATCGCATTAACAGAGTCAGCAAATGCGGTAAGTGCAGGCAGGGATTTAATGCAAAAACAAATGTTTTCTGATGGGGATATTCCAACAAATACAAAAAAAGAATGGGTTACAGCGAGCGATGAAAGACAATGTGCAAACTGCGCGCCTATGAATGGTCAAATAATCCAAATGGAAGAATTATTTACAACGGGTTTTGGTGCAAAAGTTGAGCGTCCAATCTTACATGCGCGTTGTCGTTGTTTCGTCGTAATAAAATTTTGAGGTAGAGAATGAATAAGTTTGAAATTATATCTAAATCATACAAATTTAATAAAGATTATAAAACAATAACAGGTTTAATTTTACAGCCTGATTTACCAGATTTACACGGCGATATATTAAGCAAAGAAGAAGTAAAAAAAGCTTGCTACAATTACATGAAAAAGAAGCAGCTACAAACAGGTAAACAGCATGTTATTAGTGATGATATTGCATTAGTTGAATGTTATATCTCTAAAAGTGATATAAATATTGGTGATCAAGTAATTAAAGAAGGTTCATGGTTTGGCGAGTTCGAGCCTTTAAATGACAAAATAAAGGAGGAAATAGAACAAGAAAAATTTAAAGGTTTTTCCGTAAAAGGTACCGCTTTAACAGAGTTATTACAGCAAGAAAATATTCAAAAATCAAAAGAAAATCCATATATAAATAATCCAAAAAGAAGACTTTCTGACGTTGATGTTTTTGAAATATCTATCGTTGATCAGCCTGCCAATAATGTACAAATAATTGAATTTAATAAAAGTTTAGATGGAGAAAATAAAAAAATGACAATAAAAATTGAAGATATTAAAAAAGAAGTTGCAACAAATTTAACTTTATTAGAAGAAATAAAAAAAGAGTTTGGAGAGAAAAAAGAGCAGACAAAAGAAGACATAATTAAATCAGCTTCTCCAGAATTAGCTTTTATTATAAAACAAAATGAGGATATGTTAGCTAAGTATGAAAAAGAAAAAACAGAAACAATCAGGAAAGAATTTCAAACAAAAGTTTCTGACTTAAAAAAATATACACCAGCCGAAGATAATTTAATTGACGCTTTAATGGCTGTTTCAAAAAATAATCCAGAGCAATTTAAAATTATTGAACAAACGTTAAATAGCGCAGTAGACACAATTAAAAAATCCGCAAATTTTGTTCCATTTGGGGAAGATAATCCAGAGGACAAAACAACAAATACTCCTCAATCAAAAACTGAAATAATAGCAAAAAGCTATATGGATAAAGATTCAAATTTAACAAAAGAAAAAGCAGTCGCTAAAGCAATAAAACAAAATGCTAGGAGATAATTAAATGGCTACATTAGGAGCAGGGATTGATTTAACATCATTTCCAGTAGGGGATAATGAGATAAAACAATATAAATTTTGCACAATAAGAGACGGCAAGGTTTTTACTTCAAAACTTAACGAGTATTCGGATGGTGTTTCATTAAATGAATTTTACAAAGACCAGACTGTACTTTTAAGGACAATCGGTTTTGCAAAAATAATTTGTGGAGACGTAATTGCAGACGGTGATTTTATTTCATCGGATGCGGAAGGATGCGCAGTAAAAACAAAAGAAAACCAATTAATCTTAGCAAAGGCTTTGGAAAAAGGAACAAAAGGGCAAATAATTGAAGTTATACTTCATAAGTTTTATAATAAAGGAACAGCATGAGCGATAATAAAATTCATATAAATAGACCGATGACAAATATATCTGTTGCATATATACAAGATGCAGATAAATTTGTAGCAAATAAAATATTTCCTGAAATCCCAGTTGAAAAAGAATCAGCTTCTTATTTTATTTATGATTCAAAGCAGTATTTAAGGGATGATGTAAAAAAAGTTGCACCAGGTGGGAATGCTCCGTCAATCGAATTAACTGTTAAAAGCAAAGATGCTTATATTTGTGAGTCATGGGAATTACAAACAAAAATTCCAATTGCTCATCAAGTTAATGCTGACGAACCGTTAAACATTCAGATAGATACTACCGAATTACTAACAAGAAAATCTTTGATAAATCGTGAAATTAATTTCGCGAGAACATTTATGAGAACTGGTTGCTGGGAAACAAATTTTAAAGGCGGTAAGGAAAATAAAGAAGATAATATTATCCAATGGGATCAACGCACCGCAGCGCCAATAGATAATATTGATGATTGGAAAGAGCTTGTCTATTTAAAAACAGGATTTGAGCCAAATACATTAGTATTATCAAAACCTGCATGGAGAAAATTAAAGAAAAATACCGAGCTTTTATCAAGGATATTGTACAAAGGCGGTGATGACCCTGCAATTGTCACACGGCAAACAATCGCGGCTATTTTTGAATTAGATAATATTTATATTATGGATGCGATTTATAACCAAGGTAAAGAAGGTGATACAACAACACCAAACGAATATATATCAGGAAAATCAGCATTGCTTTGTTACGTTCCTGAAAGCCCAGGTTTAAAGACTCCAGCAAGCGGATATACATTTGCGTGGACAGGTTTACAAAAACAACTAAACGGTAATCGAGAATTTGATCGCATTGGGAATGGTTCTTTTTGTACCGAAATGTGGTGGGATATCAATTGTAAATCGCACATCGTCAGAACATCGGACGCACGAGATCAGCGTTTAGTTGGGAAAGAATTAGGCGTATTTATTGATAACATCGTATCATAATAAGGTAACAATATGTTAAGACAACCGCCATTTTATGAAATTGAAAAATTTTACGTCCAAGCACGCGCGGGGCTTTACTATCATGGGCGCGTTTTGGAATTTGGCGAGCCAATAGATTGTTTGACTGATTTTGCAGCAAACCAGTTGTACGTCAGAAAATTAATTGGCTCCCATGAGCAAGTGCAGGCTTCCGCTAATAAATACGGTCTAGTTTTTAATGTAGAAAATAAAAAAAATGATGCTCAGGTCATTAAAAAAAATGAACGCTGTAAATCAATTTAAAACACTAATTTAAATGTTTTAGGAAAGTGCCAATGAATTTTAGTTACTCTGGAAATCCGAACGCTTCAAAATTAGACAAACTTCGTTTTTTAATTCAAGACACGGACGCAAACGATCCGTTGCTTTTAGATAACGAAATTTTATTTCTGATTGACGCATTTGGAGATGTTGAGTCCGCGGCAATCGAAGCTTGTTACATTTTAATAGCAAAATACTCCCGTTATGTTGATGAAACAGAGGGTAAATTGAGTATAAAAGCGTCTCAAATTCAATCCAATTATAAAACATTAGCTAAAGAATTAGAAAATAAATATATCTCGGGTTGTACAATATTTATTGGTGGAATTTCTGCAAATGAGTATGAGAAAAATATAAATAATAAAGAAATAAATAAAACTCAATTCAGTGATAGGAATGGTGACAATCCTAGAGCATGGCGCGGTAATGACAACTAAAATACAAGCGAATACTGAAAACTATCAAAAACTAAAACGTGTCCTTGAAGACTTGGCGGGCGCAAAATTAAAAGTCGGATTTTTTGATGGTAAAAAAGAAAAAGATTCTGAATTAACATTAGCAACTATTGCAAAAATAAATGAGTACGGAGATGGTAAAAATATTCCACCGCGCCCATTTATGCGTCAAACTCTAAATAAAAATAAAGATTTTAAAAAAGATATTGAAGATGCAGTTAGGGATACTATTAATTTTAAAGCTTCTTTTAAATCTGCATTTAGAAAAGTTGGTGTTAAGGCGATGCAGGAAATGCAATTAGAAATAACAAATGGAAGTTTTAAAGAAAATAGCGAGTATACTAAAAAGAAGAAAAAATCATCAAAACCATTGATTGATAAAGGCCATTTAAGAAGAAATGTTTCTTGGAGAGTGGAAAAATGAAGCAAAAACCGCGGGCAATTCCGAGACTAAAAATAAATATTACTAGAAAAGAAGGTGACTTAATTGACGGTGTTTTTGAAGAAATAGTTAAAGAAAATATTGAATTATATTTAGGAATACAGCCATATAACGGCATGCGCTTAATAAACGACAAAGATTTATCTAAAATAAAGTCATCAGTTCTTGTCTTTGCAGACAAAGAAATAAAATTAAATGACGAATTTATATATAATAATATTGTATATAAAATTAAATATATTGACCAATACTATCTAGGAAATTCTGCACGCTACGAGGCAATAGCTTTTTCGTATGATAGTTACAAATGAAATAAGAAAAATATGTAAATTAGTTTCTGAATATTTAAATTTACCTGTTTATATTGCAGAACAAGATTGTGAAACAAAAAAACAAAATTATATTACTGTATATATTATAGGAATTAGTCCTATTGGTCGGAAAAAAACAGAAATAATTGATAATCAATTAAAATATATCCAATTGTTAGAGCTAGAAATTTGTTTTGACTGTATTGGCTCAGATGCTGCAAAAAATGCAATAAAAATTTCTAACATGTGGCCACTAGAAGAAATACAAAATAAGCTTGCAGATATTGACATATCTTGGAAAAAAAATAACCAAATTAAAAACACATCATATTTATTTAGTGAAAGTTATTTACCGCGAATGACTTTTGAATCTTATTTTTATTTTAAAAACGAAGAAATAGAAACGCATGAAAATATAGAAAAGGTTAAATTAAATTATGGCACAAATTGAAGAAATTATAGAAGTGACGGCGGTTAATTCCGCTCAAAGTATATCACAAAAAGGGTTTGGAACTGGGCTATTTGTTACTGATAACGTTCCTAGTTCATTTAATGATGTTCTTAGAATTTATTCGGAATCAAAAGCAATATTAGACGACGGTTTTCTTGCGACCGATAGCGCATACATTGCAGCTAGTGCTTTTTTTGCACAAGAGCCTAGACCATCACAGTTAATTATTGCACCAATTACTAAAAAAGAAGACGGTAAAATTGATGACTGGCCAACAGCATTAAGCAAAATTAGTAATGTAAATGATGATTGGTATGGTTTGGCCACATACACAAAAAAAGATGACGAAATTATTTCTATTGCAAAATATATTGATACAACTGCAAAAATTTATGCTGTCGCTACATCTGATCCCGCTTCTCGTGATAATCCGTTTAAAGAAACAGGAAAAGATTTAGGAAGCGTTTTAAAAAAATCAGGCTTTAAAAATACTGCTTGGATGTACTCGGAGGAAGCAAGTAAATTTGCTGAATGTGCAAAGCTTGGACAATGTTTAGCATATAAAGCAGGAACAGCAACAATTGCATATAAAACGCTATCAGGGATTAAATCAGACAGTTTAAGCAGAACTCAATCAGAAAATATATTTGCAAAAAATGGCAACACCTATCAAATGATAGCAGGCGTTAACGTAACTAGATACGGGACACTTTGCGACGGAACGCCAATTGATATAAAAATTGGGTTAGATTTTATTAAGGCAAGAGTCCAAGAGAATATATTTTTTGTTTTAAAAAATAGTAAAAAAGTTTTATTCACGGAAAGCGGAATTGTAACTATTCAAAATTGTATTCATGAAGTTTTAGAAAATGCAAATGAAATCGTAAGTGAATATAAAGTTGAAATGCCAAAGCCTGCTAAAATATCAAAAAATATTAAAGCTAAACGAATACTTGATGACATTAAAATAGATTTGATTTTAACGGGTGCAATTCACAAAGTTAAAGCTCAAATTAATTACCAATTATAAGAGGAAACATGACGCTTTATAATCCAGAATCAACAATTGTAAATATTGGCGGTGTAGAAGTAACTGGTTTTGCTGATGGTTCTTTTATTAAAGTAAAAAGAACAAAGGATTTATATACATTAAAATCAGGAGCGCACGGCGATTCCATTTTTGTAAAAAATCCAGATAGAACGGGAACAATTTCGGTAACAATTATTTCAACATTTAAAACAAATGATAAACTATCGGCTTTATTATTAGCGGATGAGTTAGCACCAAACGGCACAAAAGAAATTCCAATTATAGTTAAAGATACAAACGGTTTAACGCTTTGTACAGGATTAGGACGATTAAAAGGCTGGCCAGAATTAGATCGTAACGTGGAAGAAAAGCCAATTGAATGGACTTTTTTAGTTAAAAATTTAAAAATATTTATAGGTGGTACAGATGACTGAAGAAAAAATTAAAGTAAATATTGATGGCGATGATTTTGTAATTGAAAAATTAGAAACATGCGATTCATACGATTTATATATGCAATGTCTATCAATGTTAGCAATAAGTGTAAAGAATTTTAAAAAAGAAACTATTAAAGATGATGATGGCAAAGAAAAGATAGTTTACAGGCCAGATATTGAAAAATTAAATATTGAAGAAATTATTAGTGAATTGATTAAAAAATTAAATTTTGATTATGTAGTTTCTAAGCTAAAAAATATTACAAAAAATAATATTGCATTTACTAGAGATGTTATAAATAAAACAGATGCTTTAACGATTATCGAATTATTTATTCATGTGATTAAAATGAATTGTATGGAACAATTGTTAAAAAAAGATTTAGGGGCAATGTTCCAGCGGATCATTGGCTCCTCGAAGTTTCTCGACGCATTAAAAATCAAACTAAGTTAGATTTTAAAATTATGAGAATATGTCATCAATTTAAAATCTCAAAATCACAATTATTTAAGAATTTTACTCTTGATGATATTTTTGATGAAATCGAATACATGGAACAGCAACATGAAATTGAATACAGGCAAAGCTTAGAAATGCAAAGAAAGTATAACAAAAATGGCGGCTAATTTACTAGCGGATTTTTTCGCAAGATTTACAATTCAATTTGACAAGTCAACGCTTTCAGCTTTTGAAAATAGTATGAGCAAAGGTCGAGAAAATGTTGACAAATATGCTCAATCTGTTGAAAAACTTTCTGGAGTTTTGCAAAAATTAAAATTTGTATTAGCTGGTTATTTAGGTTTTGAAGGAATTAAAAGCACATTTAAAGTAAATGCTGAATATGAAAATGCTAAAAATCAGTTGATAAATGCGACAAAATCAGAAGATATTTCTACAAAACAACTGGAGAAAGTCACTCAATTTGCTTTAAAGTCGAAAATGTCGATTGCAGCATTAACGGAAGAGTATGGAAAATTTCAACAGCAAATGTCATTCTCTGATATTAGCGTTGATAAGTCCTATGATATATATACAAAACTACAAATTGCTTATGCTGGCGCAAATATAAAAAACAAAGAAACTTTGCAGCGAGTGCAGAAAGGCGTAACAGATTTTATTGCTGGCACTGCTTCAATGGCCGAATTAAAACAAAGAGAGCTCGGTGATGACACAATTATTTTGCAGGAAATTGAAAAAAGATTAGGTGGCAAAAAAGTAGCAGATGCAAAATTAAAAGCAATGACCGCAGAACAACGAGCAGAACTTATAAGTGACTCAGGATATTCACTATATAAGGACGGGGTAGAAGCTTATTATAAAAGTCCTACCGCTGCACTTCAAAATTTTAAAAACCAAATTTATATGATCCAAAAAACTATTGGAGAGGCGGGCTTTACAAAATTAGCAGTACAAGCGCTTGATATGTTCTCTAGTGCGTTGAGTAAACTAAATCCTCTAATAAGAATTACATCGGATTTTATTCATGGTATTGCAGAAGCTTTTGATAAAGTACCAGTGGTAATGTGGTCGGTCGTGGGTGCTATAGGGGCTTTAACGTTAGCGCTCAACGCAAATAAAATAGCACTACTTGCAAATATTGTTGTAACAAATGCTTTAATAATAGCAGATGGCGCGTTAGCAATCGCCGCAGGAACAGCGACAATTGCAGAAATTTTAATGACCCTACCTCTGTGGTTGATTGTTGCGGGTGTGCTCGCGGTAATTGCTGTTATTGGTTTACTTGCTGAGGATATTTACGGATATTTTCATGGAAAAAACTCTGTTACTGGAAAAGTTGTTGCAAAATTAAGAGAATTATTTTCTGAATTTGGAACTTGGATTGAAGAAATTGGCGTAAAAATTTCAAACTGGATTTATGATCATACAATAGGCTGGATTAAAAAATTTGAAGCATTCGGTACAAAGTTTTCAAAATGGATAAGCGAAAAAACAAAATCATGGGTTAAAAAATTTGGTGAATTTGGTACAAAAATATCTTTAGAAATTTATAGTGCGTTTAATAGAGTTAAAGATTTTTTATTGGGTATATTTATTTATATTAAGGATAAATATTTTCAATATGTTGTTGAGCCTATCCTAGCGATGTCATCAAAAATTTCAGGAGTATTTAGCAAGATATTTAGTGGTGTAAGTGATAAATTTAGAAGATTTAAACCTAAAATATCTTTAGATGATGTTAATAACATTATGGGTACTATTATCCCAAAAGTGGAACATTTTACAGAATATAGGAGCCAACAGCCGCTTATTTATCCAACACAAAAACCAATTAATAACGTAACTAATACATTTTCACCTAAATTGAGTTTTGATATTGTATCAAATAATCATCATCAAACAGACGAAAAATTTCTAGCAAATAAAATTCGTGATTATGTTGATGATACGTTTACATCTCACTACTCATTAGCAATGGCAGACGCTACAAGCAGGGAATAATGGGCGCAATAGTTATTTTAGATGGTGATGGTAATTCTATTGATATTGATTGCACAAATGAAGATTCTAGAAATTATTCTTCTAAAGTAACATCAAAACCTATCGGTAGTGGCATTTCTGTTTCTGACTCAAGAGTGTTAGAAAATCCTAAGTTTTCAATTGATGGAACAATATCAAATATACCAACAATTGAAACAAGCGATGAAGATGTTGAAGTAAAAGCAGATAACGGAATTATTAATAAAATAAGTTTATTGTTTGGAAAAACAACATCAAATTCAAGTATTAAAATAAAAGAAAATGTAGAAGAGAATAGAGTTTTAGATGCACATAAATATTTTGAAAATCTTTATGAATCGCAAAAAACATTCTCTTTATTTATTAGGGGATTTGATGAAATAGACAACCTTGTTTTGTTAAATTACACACCAAAATTTAATGCCGATAACGGGGATAGTTTAAAATTTACTCTTGAAATACAAAAAATTATTAAAGTCAAAACAAAAACTACATCAGTACCAAAAGAAAAAGTTAAGCCTAAAGTTGTTGAAAAAAAGAATAACGGAAAAAATGAAACAAAAAAAATAGATCCTAATGATACATATGGTGTGAAAGTTTTTGATGGTTTAAAAAACGTATCTTCAAACGTATCTTCATTTTTGGGGTTTAAATAATGATATATGAAATAGTAATTACAAATAAATCTCATTACTTTGTGCAAACAAATATCATTGATAATCAAGCATATCAATTTGAATTTTCTTTTAATTCACGAGACGAAAGATGGCGCTTGTCTGTTCTGGATATGAAAGACAATTATTTAATTAGAAATATTAAAATATTGCCTTTTGTAGGGATGTTTAAAAGATACAAAATAGAAAATTTATTTGCTGGTGAAATTGTAGGATTTAATAACAAAAATATTTATGAATATCCAAATTTTGAAAATTTAGGGAATGAATTTAAAATATATTATTTTTCTACAGAAGCAATTGATAAAATAAAACAAGGTGAACTATGGAACAATATATAAGGTCATATGAATTAACTATAGGGCAACCTAACTCCATTGGATTTGTTTTAGATGATCATGAAATAGATTTTTCTGTAAAAAAAGGACAAGAAAACGATAAATCAATTAATAAACTAACTCTAAAGATAATAGGTTTAGATAAGGAATACAGAGATGCCTTAACAGCTAAAAATAATATGGCCATTATATTTAGTGCAGGTTATCAAAATAAAACCGTTATATTTCAAGGGAAAATTACAAAAGCTTCAAGCAAAAAAAATGCAACTGATTATGAAACAAATATTGAAGCGGCCGAAGGTTATATTGCATTACGAGAAGCAAAAACATCAAAATCATTTCCAGCAGGAACAAACGCGCTGACAATAATAAATGCGCTATGTAGTGATTTAATGGAAAAAGAAAATGATTTAGCATTAGGAACAATTTACAATTCAGAGTTGCTTTCAAATAAAATATATAGAAATGGTTATTCAATCTGTGGATTTACTAAAGCAGAAATATCAAAAATATTACAACCTCTAAATATGAATTTTTCAATACAAAATAATATTATTTATATTGCAGCTAGAGATAAAATAACGCAACAACAGGGTTTTTTATTAGATTATAGCTCTGGTTTAATCATCGCAGAAAAAACAAAAAATGATCCACAGGCTACAGAAAAAGAAAAAAAGCCTGTAGACGGTGTAAATTTTGAAGCATTTCTTAATGGTGCGCTGCAACCTCTTTCGATGATTAAAATTAATAATGATGATAGTGTTAATAGTAATTACAAAATAATTAGCATTGAACATAAGGGAACATATTTAGGCGGCGACTGGATAAGTAAAGGCTTTGCTGTGGAGGTTCGATGATATCAGAAGTAATACAAGCGCATCTAGAAAATTTTTTAACTGAGTTTCACACTGTTTTTCCTGCTCAGGTTGTGAGATATAACCATGAAAATCAATGTGCCGATTTGCAGCCGACAATTAAAAAAAGATTCAAGGACGGGCAAGTTTTAGATTTGCCGATTTTACATAACGTTCCGATTTGTTTTTTGTCTGTTTCTAATTCAATTATAGGACTACCGATAAAAGAAAATGACACGGTTTTAGTTCTGATTTGCGAGCGTTCAATCGACGCGTGGATTAATTCAGACGGTGCGCCAATTGACCCTGACGACACACGTAAATTTAATTTAAGTGACGCTTTAGCTATTCCCTGTTTAAGACCAACAAGTAAAAAAATACAATTTGCACAAAACGCCATTGTGTTAAAAAATGCAAATTGCCAAATTGTAATTAACGACAATAATACTCTAGACATTCATGCACAATCTAAACTAAATATAAATAGCGATGATGATGTTTGCATTGTTTCCGCAAAATCAATCGAGATTAAAAGCGATAGTAATTTAAATATCACTTGTAATAATGCAATCATCAAAGCGGATAAAGTTTCTTTCAGTGGTGATATTGAATGTAAGAAAATTTCTTGCACAGCATTAAAGTCATCCTCAAATATTGAAGCGTTAAACGTAAAAGCAGATGTTGAAGTAACAGCGGCAAAAGGTTTGGTCTCTTTAAGTAAACACACTCACGCGGGTGTATTGTCTGGAGGGTCTGTAACAGATTTACCAAAGGGATAGAATTAATTATGGTTGATATTTTACTAGATAATGATGGCGAAATAGATATTAAAAGTGGTAAAATATTATCTACATCAAACATTGCGCAAGCTATAAAAATAAGACTCAGAACATTTAAAGGCGAGTATTTTTTAGATGAAACTCGAGGAGTTCCCTACTATCAAAAGATTTTAGGAAAAAAAACAACAAAACAAAACATTGATATTCTTTTTAAGAAAGAAATATTAAGCGTTAAAAATGTTGAAAAAATAATTAAGTTTAATTCTTATACTAATAATAAAACATATTTCTATAACGCAGAAATTAAAACTAAAAACTCTGAAGTGTTTACAATTAAGGACAATATTTAATGACATCATACATGACAAGAGAAGGCTTAAATATTAAAAGACAACCTCAAATATTGTCTGAGATGGTTAAATATATTGAGAGTAAAGCTAAAGTAAAAATTGTATTAGAAGATACTCTGATCGGTAACTATTTAGAATCTGTTTCTTTTCAATTAAGCGAAGTTTGGGAGGGTGTGCAAAGCGCATACGACGCTTCAAATCCTGATAGTGCGGAAGAAAAAAACCTTGATGATTGCGGCTTAAATAGTAATATTATCAGATTGGAAGCTGCAAAAACAAAAGTTGAAGCTGCGCTTACAGGAAAAATAGGCACAAAAATACCTAAAGAATTTTTATTAAAATGCGTTGCAAATAATGAACTATTTTTTAATGAAAATGAAATTATTTTAAATGTAAATAATTGTATAGAATTTTCAGCAAAAATAAATGACGGCATACTACCAAGTAAAGAATATTTTATAAATATTAATGGAAAAAAAATATCTTACACATCAAAAGCAAATGATAAACCTGTTGATGTTTGCAGAAATTTAGTAAGCTTATTTAATATTGATAACTATAAAATAATACAAAGCGATAATTTCTACACAATATCATCAAATGATTTTAGTGTATTTTTACCTTACATTAGTGAGAATCAGACACTAGATAAAGTGACAAATAAAACAATGTTTAGCGCTAAAAATGACGGCGCGATTATATGCCCTCCTGAAACGTTAAACATTGTTGTTTCTCCTGCCCTCGGTCTCTCGCGTGCTACAAATAATGAGCAAGCGCGATCTCTCGGTAGGCTTCGCGAATCAGATATCGAATACAGAGCGCGAAGGTCAGGAGCAAGTGCGATTATCGGTCAAAACGTTTGGCAGGCTCTTAAAGCAAAACTTGCTGATGTGCGCGGGGTTTCTAGCGCTGATGTTATTAATAACGATAGCGATAAGGTATCGAGCGAGGGTCTCCCGCCACATTCGTATCAAGCGATTGTTGAGGGTGGCGATGATCAGGAGATTGCGGCGGTTATATTTAATAACAAGCCGTCGGGTATTCCATGTGTAGGTAGTGTTAGGGTTCCGTATTATATCCCAAAAACAGATCAATATTTTGATATTTATTTTTCCCGTCCTAGCGACGTTCCTATTTTAGTAAAAATTGAATTAATCGTAACAAATAATTTTCCAGAAAATGGAGATATTATTGTGCGAGAATCTGTTTCAAAATATGGTAATAGTTTAGGGATTAATAATAATATAATTGATCAGAAATTTTATGGTTCTATATTTGCAAGTTGTATTGGAATTATAAATATAAATTTATCATTAGCTAAAAAATCAGACGGTATTTACAAAAAAGAAATAAAAATATCAAGAACCGAATACGCTACATTTTCATTAAATGAAATAATGGTTATTAAAAATGTACAATAAAATTGAACATAAAAAAGAATTAAATAATAAACTGTTATTTCAATTTCAAGATAAAGAAATAATTAATATTGTAAATGATGCAATAGGGATTCAGTTAAATGATATTGAAGAAACATTAGAAAATATGACAACAAAACGGGGGTTAAACAATGCGATAGGTAAACAATTAGATGTTATTGGAATAAATAAAAATATTCCTAGAAATATAGATAATGATGAAATATATAGGCAGGAAATTAAAAATAAAATAGCAATAGATTGTTCTCGGGGGCTATGCAATGATGTAATATTAGCGGCAGAATTGATACTAAATGGAAAAAAATATTTATATGGCGAATCTTATCCCGCACGTTGTGAAATAATAGCATGTAATAATTGTAATAAAAATGAATATTTAATGTTAAAAAATACAGTTTCACTTGGTGTTACCTTTGGTTTAAGATATTCAAAATCTGAAAATCCATTTGGATATAACAAAAAATTATATACAGGATTAAAAACAATATTTGGCAATAATTCAAACAAAGGAGCTGGTTATGCTTCTATAATTAGGGATGAAGAATGATAAATAAACCTGAAAAATATGCCGATTGGTGTATAAAAAACAACAAAAATGGATTAAATAATACATATACAAAAGCAGAATATCCACAATCAAAAATTGACGACGGATGGGATGTTGACGAAATTCCCCCAAGGGAATGGGAAAATTATAAGAATAATTTAGTAGGCCAATGGCTTAGATATCTTGATGAACAATTACAAAAAGTTTCTACCGTGGGCGTTCCTATTGGCGTTGCCGTTGCGACATTTCCAAGCCTTGGGGGCTACAAATGTATTGCCTTGGAAAAAGCAGACGAATTTGGTTTTGTTCTTTGCAATGGCCAAATAATTAATGATCAAGAGTCTCCATTTAATGGAAAAACAATACCTAATTTAAATAATAATAATTTTTTAAAAGGTTCTAACAAAGATAATGTCTTAGGTGGTAATAAAAATAATAATGTTAATTTTAACCACACACATAATTATGCCCATACACATGAAGTAACAAGATTAAAAATAGATAACGCTGATACAGGAAGATTAATACAATTATTTTATGAGAACGCAAGAAAGGGAGAAAATGAGCCTGATTATGTTCTCTCTTTTAATCCAGCGGCAAATACATCTGCTAAAGGCAGTGGATTGCAATTAGTAAATTCAAGCCATGATTACAGAAATTTTTATACAAGTGGTGTTTTAGGCGATGCAATTAATGGTGTGCTTGATAAGGCAGAAACATCAAATATAAGCGGTAAATCTGATTTAAATATCGAACCGCAAAACGTAACAACAGTATATATAATAAGGATTAAATAATTTTATATGAAAAAAATAGTTTTAGGTATTTTAGGATTTTTAGTTGCTTCTTGCGGATTAAATGCCCATGCAAATTCAACTTGTGGTGATCCAACAAAGGGATCTTTCACTTGCGATGCGGATCAAATTTCTGTTGAATTTGATTTTGATAATATCAGCAGATCGAGATTATATGAGCTTGACTCTTCTTCAGGATATAGTGATCATGGGTATTATGCATCGTTAAGTTTTTACGGGGCTCCAATTAAATCAATTACTAGTCCATCAATAAATATAAACTCAATGGGAGGGGCTTTTAGATACAAACATGTTACTGCTTCGTTTCCTTTTAGAAATCATCTTTTTGATTGTTATGGCTGTAGGAATTACCAAAATAGTAATGCTTATACGGTAGAATTAATTGCTAGAGATAAAAATGGAAATGATATTGTAATTGATTCTAGATCTGCAACAGTTACTGGTGAGTATAGGTATGCATATCCTGCACTTTATTCTTTATCAGCAATTAATAATGGTTTTTTATCTACATATGGAGAAGGTGCTGTTATTTTAGCTGGTAACGTTGATGATAGTTATAACGAATTTAGATTTAGAATTAAGAATATCAATTTACCAACAAGAGTTTATTTAGGATCTGATAGTTTAATCAAAACAAATTTATTTGATATGCTAAGGAATAAAAAAATAAATTTAAATGTTGTTGGCTATAATTAATATTTAAAAATAAGGAAATTTTATGGTGCGCCAAGATAAGTGCGTAAGAACCAGTGAGTGCGAATCTCACCCACGTAAAGATTAGCCATCAGCGTGGAAGTAAGCAGTGCGATTA